CGTTTCTGTCTTTAATACCACGATCCTGGAAATATGCCAGGGTAGCATTTTCATTTTCATTACACCCTTTACAAATTAACCTTGTCTCTTTAGGTTTTTCGGGAGCAACCTCACGGATTGCTGTCTTTGATGTAGGCTCCTCTTGAACAATTGCGAAAGGTGGATTATTCACTGGTGGAGGAGGAAACACTGAAGGCAGTGTTGCCGAGCTGGTTGTAACCGTTGCCAAAAGAGGCAGGGTTACTGTAAAGAAATTTTGCACTAGTTTTAATTGAACTCTACATCCCAATAGAGAAAGCGCACTTCCCCTTTCTCAAGGGGCAATCTCCTGGGCTCTAAATCGCACTCAAAGTCTCATAATAAAAAAGCAATCTTTTTTAAGGATTGCTTAAACATTATAAGTGATTATTTAGGACTTGTCAATCCTCTGGTTCCAAAGAGACAATTTCGAGTTCGTCGTCTTCAGGTTCAATCCACTCATAAAACTCTGCAAGAATGGCGCGGGCATCTGTTTTTGAAATGCTTTTATCTGCAGCACGGTCAAGAGACCACGATCTTACATGTGCCACAATGTCTTCAGTCGTTGCTGTCATAGTAATCTTTTCTGAAATATCGGGACATGACGTTTGAATTATAATATGCTGGGACTCCGTTGTCAAGGGACTCTGTGAGGACATTGTTGACGAAGAGTTGTCGTGTTTCTTCATAGTTTGTTTTGCCCTTTGTTTTATGTAATGATAAGATAGTTCTACTAAAATTTTCTCTGCCAAATTTTTCAATGTCTTCTTTAAGTTCCGGACAAGACCCATAGTATTTTTTCCAATCTGATTCCGATTTGACTTTACGATTTTTTCCTTTTGGAGTTCTAAATTGCCACAGATATTTTCTACCTATGTATTTTCGACCATTGAATTTGTTTTCTATTAGATAAACAAATCCAAAATAGTCTTCAACATCTTTGGATTCAAAAGGTTCTCCATTATAATACCACGGATTATCGTAATCGCAACTCATCAATATAATCTAAAACATGATTTAGATATTTATGAGCAATCCACTTCTCGTGGCTTGATATTAATTCTTCATCCAATTTAAATTTAAGTTTTTCTACTTTTGCTTTTAATGAGAAAATATCTGTGATGTGAATCATAAAAAAAGAGGAGGGGGTTACCTCCTCTATCTATAAGTTTTAATCGTATTGTTACAATTTAAAACCACTAAATGTGTCCTTTTTCACATCTTGTTTAATTCCACCGACTACATAACTTTCTACTTCGGTTTCCTGGGGAGCCACCTGGAGACCTTTAGAGGAAATCCAGTGCTGAGTCCAAGGAAGTGGATTGTTGTTTGCTGAAATATCGTATTGTGGTTTTAATCCTATCGCCTTTAACCTTCTATTAGCAATCCACTCAACGTATTGTTGAAGAAGTTTATCGTTAAGTCCAATCATGCTGCCATCTTTGAACAGATAATCTGCCCATCGTTTTTCTTCATTTACAGCACGATTAAACATTTTATATGTCCACTCTTCCTCTTCTTTCATAATTTGCTTCATTTCTGGATCGTCACCATCCCTCCACTTATTCAGAATATTCTGAGTAATGGCTAGGTGTTGATTTTCGTCTCTTGCGATAAGAGAGATGATCTTAGCGGATCCTTCCATAAGCTTAAGTTCACCAAAGGCGAAACTACAAGCAAAACTAACGTAGAAGCGAATACCTTCAAGAATGTTAACGTTTGCGACTGCTCTGTATAATTTTCGTTTAACATCATTGAGACTTTGTTGTGCGTATGTGACTTTCTCAAGATTGTGCATCCAAGCATTGGATGAACCATAATCCTGTGATGCTTGAATAAAGTCATCATATGACTCTGTAACGCTCTTAGCACGTTCCAGGATACGCTCATCTGTAATGATCGTATCAAACACCTCACTTGGATCAGAATAGATATTTTTGATAATGTAGGTGTATGAACGACTATGGATCATCTCCATAAATCCCCATACTTCCATACACGCTTCCAACTCAGGCAGTGAGCAATATGGAATGAAAGCCATTCCAGGTCCACGACCCTGAACAGAATCAAGCATGATCTGATACTTCAGATTAGAAGTGTAAATGTGTTTCTGTTCTGGACGTAAAGTTTGATAGTCACCACGATCCTTTTGAAGAGACACCTCTTCGGGTCTCCAAAAGTATCCTAATTGCTGTGTAGTCAGTTTATCGAAGACTGGATATTTGTATGAATCATATCGTTGTATCCCAAGAGGTTTTCCAAAGAACATCGGTTGTTTTTTCGTATTCACTTGTTCAGTGTTAAAAACCGTCATCCCCTTGACTTGTGTTTGTTCTTCTGTTGAAGAAATTTTAAACTGCACAGGATTCACACTCCCCCTCCTCTACTGAACTTAACTCACTTAGCAAATCTTGAAGTTTGGGTTTCTCTTCCACCACCTCATCGGTTTTAATATCGTAGGTATTTTGATAATAGGAAGTTTTCCACCCGTACTTGTATGTAGTCAAGAAGTCATTTGCCATTACTGAAGTTGGGACTTCATTATCTGAATAATTTTCTGGGTTATAGGACCAGTTTCCACTAATCGCTTGATCGAAGAATTTTTGCATAACAGCAACAATATGAATGTACCCACGATTACTAGGCATATCCCACAAAAGCGTATAGTTGTTCTTAAGAGTTTGATATTGAGGAACAATTTGCTTGAGAGGTCCTTTCTTTGACTTTTTAACGGACAAGTAGTCTCTAGGTGGCTCGATTCCATTGGTTGCATTTGACACAACGGAACTGCTCTCCGATGGCATCTGTGCGGACAATGTTGAGTGCCTAAGGCCATATTCCAAGATTGATGTTCTAAGTGTTTCCCAATCATGCTGGTAGGGGATAGAAGAGATTTCGTCTACATCTCTTTTGTATGTATCAATCGGAAGAATGCCATCAGCATATTTGGTTCGTCCAAAATATTCACAATGTCCCTTTTCTTTTGCAAGTTGATTTGATGCCTTTAGAAGATAATATTGAAACGATTCAGATAGACCATGAACCGCATCCCAAGCACCTTGTGAATCGTAATTAAATCCAAGTTTTGCCAAATAATGTGCTAAACCGATAAATCCTACACCAAGCGATCTTCGTGCCTTTGTAGCACGTTCTGCTGCTATTACAGGATACTTTTGATAGTCAATCAATTCATCTAGTCCACGAACAGAAAGATCACAAAGTTCCTCAAGTTCTTCATCGGATTTTACTTTACCTACATTAATCGCAGAAAGAATGCAAAGTGCAATCTCACCCTCACCATCAATGTGCTGAATCGGATAAGTTGGCAAAGTAATTTCTTGACAAAGATTACTCATCTCAACTTTATCTTTAAAGGATGAATGAGAGTTGCAATGATCAATGTTCATGATATAGATACGACCCGTCTCAGCCCTTTCTTTAAGAAGACTAAGGATGAGTTCTTGTGCTTTAACAGTTTTCGACGGAATGGACGAATCGTTTTCATATTGAACGTATAAATCGTCAAACTTGTCTGTCCCGAAAGAATCATAAAGTCCAGGTGTATCATGCGGGGAGAAAAGCGTGATCTCACCATCTTTAATAAACCTTTCATAGAAGAGTTTACTGATTTGGATGCTGTAATCAAGTTTACGAACACGATTGTCCTCTGTACCTTTATTGTTTTTAAGAACTAAGATATCTTCTATTTCTTGGTGCCAGATTGGGAAGTGGACTGTCGCGGATCCACCTCGTATGCCATTTTGCGTGCAACATCTGACAGTTGCTTCAAACTTTTTGAGAAATGGTATAACACCCGTATGCGAAACTTCTCCCCCTCTGATTTTACTATTGATGCCACGGATTCGACCAGCGTTGATGCCGATGCCCGCCCTCTGTGACACGTATCTGCCAATAGCCATATCACTGCTAAAGATACTATCGAGGGTGTCATCAACGTCAACAAGGACACAGCTAGCAAATTGTCTAAGCGGAGTTCGCACTCCTGCCATGATTGGTGTCGGGATGTTGATTTTGTGTCTTGAGATTGCGTCATAATACCTCTTAACGTATGACATTCTAGTTTCTTTTGGATATTCGGCAAATACTGTCAATGCAATCATCATATACATGAATTGAGGAGTTTCATATACTCCCCCAGTGCTCCTATCTTGTACAAGATACTTATCAACTACCTGTCGAAGTCCAGCATAAGTAAACAAATAGTCTCTATCATGGCGAATAAAGGAGTTTGCAAAATCAATCTCTTCTTTAGAGTACTTATTAAAAATATCATTATCATACACTTCAGCATTTACACAAGCATAAATGTGCTCTTCAAGATGAGGAAGTTCCATCATCTTTCCATAAAGTTGCTTACGAACAGAAAATAGAAGAAGACGAGCGGCGACGTATTGATAGTTTGGATGATCCAAATCAATCAAATCTGAAGCAGAACGGATCAAGATTTCTTGGATTTCTGCCGTTGTAATGCCATTGTAGAACTGAATACCGGACTTCATTTCGACCTGACTTGCAGAAACACCAGCAAGGTTTTTACAAGCCTCTTCAACCATTATATGCATCTTATCTAAATCAAGAGATTCGATCAATCCATTTCTCTTGACTACTTTTGTACCATTACTCATACTTTTTTCCAGGTAGTAAATTTAAGTTTTGCTTCTAATCCAGAATATACATTAGATTCTATCACGCTCTGAACATTGAGTCCAGACAAAACCATATCATTAATATCCTTTTCTTTTATTGATGAAGGCCAGATGACAACTTTTTGTCCCATTTCGATAGCACGGGAAATTCTTGATAGGATTTCTGTATTACGTGGTTCGTTATCGTATATCCAAACAGGATCACTAATGCCCCACTTACTAACATCACCATCAGCTCCACACATAGCAATCGCATTGAAAATGAAGGTTGAGTCAAATGGTCCTTCGGTGACATATACAGTTTTGTTTTTTTGAACTTCATCGAGTCCATAGATTTTTGGTGCGTCATCTCTCAGCATTACAGTGATGTATTTAATCTTACTTGGACCAAGTGATCTACCTTGAAATCCAACTAAAGTGTTTTGATAGAACAAAGGAATAATAATCCTAGGTTCATCTTTAGTAGTATCATCGAAGACTTCTTTTAGAGAATTTGTCCACGATTTAAATTTATCTGTGTAATAAAATTTATCCGGATTTATTTTTCTATTTTCTAAGTATCCTCTTGCCTTTTGATTTTCTTTTGCTTTTGGCAGATTCAACTTTGGTTTAAATTGAGGTGCTTCAAAATGAAACACAGGTTCTTCTACTGTAAAGTTTTTACCAGTATGACCTTCTTTAAACTTATCAAAAGTGTATTGTTTATAAATTACAGAATCTATTTGTTTAAGAAAATTGTTAAATGATATGTTTATTCCGCAATTATGGCACTTAAAGTTTGTATTATTTTTAACTTGATATAGGTATCCTCTTGCTTTATTTTTATTCCTTTGAGAATCTCCACAAATCGGACACCTAAAGTTGTAAAGATTATTCTTTACTTTTTTAAACTTTTGGAATCGGGAAGAAATCAAATTGATGTATTTAACATCAACAAAATCCATAATTAAGCCTTAAAGTTGCGTTGCTCCATTATAGGACTTTGAGATTCTGGTGTCAATATTTCAATGACGCGAGTGTTGTTTGCCAAAAAAGTAATGCAAGCAATTGCACCAATTGCCATCCACACTCTTTTTTCTATTGCCTGTACTCTTGAGACAACGATGTTATAATCGCTGTCAACTTTATCACGGAGTTTGTCAATTTTAGTAAAGAGTAAGTTGTCAATCTCTTCTTGCTTGGTAATTCTTTGTTCATGAACGGCAAGCATTTTACCGACATTACTATTTACCTCACTCATCTTTTCAATAGCATCATCAATCTTTACAATGATATCTTTCAAATCTTCTAATTTTTGTTCTAGAATTGCTACTTTTACTTCTTCCATTGTTTTGGGTATTGTAGGTATCCCAATTCAATTTTTAATTTTGAATTCTCTTTCTTTTATTTATTTTTCAGATAGTCTAACCAAGGTTTTCTTTTACCTTTCCAAAATCTTTTTTGAACTTTTCCCGCAACGGGATCAAATCCCGCAACAGGTCCCTTTGGATCTGCAGATCCACTAAATCCACCAGACCCACCTGGAGCATTTGCTACCATTTGCTCACGGATGATTGAAATAATTTTATCAAGTTTCTTGGGATCCATTATAGATTTGTTGAAGTTTAGATAAACAATTTAAATCAACTTGTATATCGTGAATACTTGATTTTGGATATTCCGGAAGTCTATTCAAAAAAATAATAAAACTTTTCACAGGAGACCAGAGTTCTTTTTCAATTTTAAAAAATAACATAGGAGTTGTTGCTTCACCAAATATATTATAAAGAATAATAAAATGATTCAAGAGAAGATGAGTTTTAAGTTCACCAGTATTTCTATATCTTTTCAATAATCTTTTAATATATTTAAAATGATTTAAATCTTTATCAAAATCCTCTCGGGTGACTGCCTGAGGATTTTCATAATGTTTAATTGCAAATAGAAGAAAATTATCTTCATTCAATTCATTAAAAATCATACAATATCAAAGCAGTGGATTGCTATCATAAAGTGGAGTATTGCCAGTAGTAATACCAGACATTGCTACAAGAGTTTCTTTCTTAACTCTTAGATTTCCCTCTGCATCCATATAGGTTTGAATACCAACCCAACCTGCGTGACTTAACTGATATGTGGTAGTTGCTGCAGAATCCATTCCACCATCAGCAACACCATAAATTGATGCTTCATAACCACCAGTCACTCTAGTAAAATCAACCTTACTTCCTGAAGTAATTGCAGAAGCAATTGTGGAAGCAAGAGAGACAAACGTTGAAGCAAAAGAAACCACAACTTTTGATACACTGCCACTTACTAAAGTATCGCCCGTTGTAATTCCAGAAGTGCTTCCAACATATACGATACTTGTCGCAATACCAGCAGTCAAGGATGCTGTTGTAGAAAGAACAAGCGAAGTTTCTGTTGTATCAGTAAAAATTTGCTGGTATCTCTTATCTTTAATTGTGTATTTTGGAAGTTCGCTGATATCAAATTGAACTCCAGAAATAGCAGCACCACTCAATCCACAGGTTCTACCGATTGATAGTTGAGTTGTGCTTGCAATACCAACGATTACTGCGTCACCGTAATAGGTGCCAGTTCTGTTTCCAAATCTGATTATGTCACCAGTGGCAGCAGCACCCACTTGCCCAAAAGTAGTGCCTGAACCGGTTACAACAAGGGTATCATAGTTAAGAGATACTGTTCCACCAGAACCTTTAGCATCATTATTTCCCCAGAGTGCCATTCGTGTTACCTACAATTTGTTATTCTAAGAATATTTATAAAAAAAAGAGACCCTACTTAAAGGTCTCCTTTTTGAGATATGTTATATTTAATTATCAGCAATTTTTAAGAAGTGCTGTTCTTACAGTTGCAGCAAGTACATTGTCAATATCATTATCGGTGGTCTTGACATAACGGTCAAGAAGATCACATACAAGTCTCTTGGTGTGGCAAGAGTTCATTGCTACAAGAATAAGTGGTTTTACGAGTTCTACAAGTGCGCCCATAATGTCCTCCGTGTTTGGAAGTGTCCTAACCTATTTAGGGATTTTACTGTTTTTTAACAATCAATCAAATCTCGAATGCATCATATCCTGAGCTCTTTGGGCAGCAGCACGGCGAGCGGATATTTTTTGTGCGGGAGATTTCACTCCAGAACCATATTCGCCTGCAGCAGGAGGCTTCTGCCCAGGAACCTTCTTATTCCCTCTTGGTTGAACTCCCACTCTACTAGAACCCATAGATTTGGCAACTAACTCAAAAGCAGGATTACGTGGTTTTCTTGAAGTTCCTGCAACCTTATCTTCCTTTCTCCTTTCATCAATTATTTCACCTCCTGGTTCATATCCAGCCATAATAGAAGGATCAGATCCTTTAGGTGCAGATCTTAATGTTTGAAGTTTTCTTTGAAGAATTTGAACTTCTTGTTGTCTCATTCTATCTTGTTGTTGCTGCAACTTTTTTTGTTGCTGATCAGGTTTTTGGAGTTGTGATGATTGTTGGGATTTTGGTTGTAGTTCCATTGCCTGCTCTGCCATCCTTTTTGCCATCTTAGTGGCAGTGGCATACATCACCTCTTTGCCACGACCAGGATATCTCTTTTCAAAGTCTGCTGCTTTATCTTTCATCGACTTCACGATTCTTTCTTTTTCTTTAGTCTCAGCAGCAGTTAAAGTTTTTTCATCAATATGAACACTCTCACTTCTTACTGAAGCAAGCAGATCATCTAACTTAGACTTCTTTTTTCTTGCGGGTGCTTTTGCTTTTGGTGCTGAAGTTTTTTTAGTTTTTACTTTTACCTCAGAGGATTTTTTGTAACTGCCTTCCCAAGGATCAGAAACTGTCTCTGCTTTTTTCTTTTCAGGTGCTTTGTAAGAACCACTGCTTACTTTTTCTTTTGTTCCTACACCAGCACCACGATAAGTTGATGGTTTTCTTTCTACTGTTTGTGGTTTTTTATCACCCGCCTCTATTTTACGAGCAACACCTAATGCACTTTTAGCAACTTTTCTTGCCCCAGAAGCAACTGCTTTTTTCATTGCTTTCTTTGCACCACCAACTTTTGAAGCAAGTTTTTGTCTTGCTGCAGATAAAAGACCACTTCTCTTTTTCTCAGTTGGAGTATCGTGTCCGAATGTAACTTTTGCCTCAATAAGTGCATATTCAAGTGCCTCTTCGATATCATCTTCTTCATACCCATCATCAAGCAGTTCATCATACGCACTCTCAATAATGTAATCTACTTCATCAATTTCAACCATTTCTAGAAGAGTTCCACCAATATCTTCTACTGCTTCACCAATATTTGGATTAATTTTAATTTTATTATTGATCTTTTTTTCTTTAATTTTTTTATTATCTTCAATATCATTCATCACTTCAGAAAGATCTTGTCTCCAATTGGAATATCCTTCTTTTACTGATTTTTTAGCAATTGCTTTACCGATTGCTTTACGACGCTTATGAAGATACTTGTCGGACTTATCAGTATCACCATCGTTATCAATATCAGCGTCTTCTTGTCCTACTGGATCCATTGCCTCATCAAACTTCTTTCTTACCGTAGCAACCATATCCTTATGTGCCTTTGTCTTCATCATCTCTTTGCGTGCTTTTTCATTTGCCTCTGCACGCTTCTTCATATCAGTTTCAAGATGTGAAGACTCAATAACTTGCTCCAGATATACTTTAGAAATATCATTTAATGGATTGATTGACATTGCAATTCTACTTACTTTTTACCTTATACTTATTTATGAAATCTCTAATATTTGATACATTATAACCTTTATAAGATTTTGCTCCTGGTTGAAGATTTGTTTTATTTCCCTTTTCAAATCCAGGAGTCATATCAACAGCATACTTAAAGTATCCACTTGTTCCAACCAATGTATTTGGTTTTCCAGGTAATCTATACTTTTTATCCATTTTAACTTCAGTATATTCCATCACATCTTTAATCCAAGACTTAAACATATTTTCTTGCTCTGTAACACAAATCAAATAATTTGTTCCGCGACGAACAATTTTACCAACTAATCCAGTATTTAAGTTCTCTACAACATCACCAACCTTAAAAATTTTACCTTTTATATAATTTTCGCGGAGAGTTTCTTGATCAAATTTTGGTGCGATTTCCCATAGTGAATATGACTCTTTTTTAAGTTGTGATTTCTTTGCACCCATTCCTTGACGAACTGCATCAAAAAGTGCTTGCGTATCTCCGTCGTCAAGAGTCTTTGGTGTTCCTCTACGGAATGAGGCAAAGTCATCTTCAATGACTGCTTTTCTCATTTTAGATGCAGACATTCCTTCTACACCTTCAGCATCTGCATCTCTCACGCCAGCAGAAATTACACGAATTAAATCAAACTCATAAAGATCGCCATTATACTTTTGAGCCAGATTTTCAAATTCTGCTTGGCGATCAGATCCAACTACAATATTAATATTTGCATATCCCTCATCATTTGCTGCAATTAATACATCAAAAATTGATTTCATTTCATCATCATTAATAATATTGTTCTCAAAATCTGGAAACATTTTTTTCATAAATGAAATCTTCATATCAGGATCCAATGGATTTTTCTTAGGATCTTGAGTTCTTGAAGGATAAATTTTCAAGTCCCCACCAGTTGCCGCTTTTCTTGCTGCCTTTAAAAGTTTTTCGTGGCCAACTGTTGGTGGATTGAAGCGACCAAATGCAACAGTTAATGTATCACTATCTGTAGGAACATCAGCAGTTGGAGGTTCTGCTTTTGCTGGTACTTTTGATGCGGTTGGTGCAGTCTGTTTTGCTGTTGGTTTTTCTGGTGCTGAGGATTTGCCTACTACACCTTTTGGTTGATCTTTTTCACCTTCTACTCTACCTTTATCATAAAATACAAGTTTTCCTTTTTCTGTTTTCGCAACAAATTCTCCACGACTGTCTAACCAACCACCGTGTCCGTCACTTTTGAGGTTTAACTTCTTCGCTTGCATCGATGCTTGCGATTGAGTTGCCTCAGTTAGAAATTGGAAAAAATTCTTCATATTGTACTTTGATATACTTATATTTATTTGTTTAGTAAATCTTCAAAAATGGACCATTTGAAGATCCAAATTCTTTCTTTGCGCCATAGTATAAAACTCTACACCAGTTTTTGATTTCTCCTTTTTTGGATATTTGAACCCAAGTATTAGCCCATTCCATAGCAATAAGTTTTGAAGAAAATCTTCCCGCAGAACTTCTATCACTTGTGTTTGTTTCGTATATAATTGCATTTTCCAAAACCTCGTCAAAAGTATCTCCAATTTTTTTACCGTCCTGATATACTGCAACTTCGCCAAAATCTACCATAGAATTACTCTTAAGCTTATTATACAAATCTATCCAGTATTTTTTATCAACATCATTCCAATTTCCTACAGCAGGAATGTATGGATGTTTAGATGCAGATGATGGTCTAGTCATTCCAAGATCCGAAAAGAACTTGTCCATCGCAACACTAGAAACTTTTCCAAGTTTTGCGCCAGCATCTTTTCCTTTTGGTGTCAAATCAGTTTGAACCACATTCCTTGCTTGAGAGTATTGAAAATTTCTAGATTGTCCGTGTATTTGACCACCGGATTCTGTTCTCAAATCAAATCCAAGTTCTCCAGTATCGAATAAAAAATTTGCCTTTTTCCCCAAAGTAAGGGTACATTTCAATGAACCTGGAATAAGATCAATATCAACTCTTCCAGTTTTGTCGCCACCCATATTTGCCAATTCCACACTGGCAACTTTTTTATTTTTTGATATTGCTTTCAAAGAAACGCCAATTAGTATTTTATCTTCTAATGCCTCTTTCATATAAGTATTCAAAAGAGAAAGATTTGCTTGCTGACTGATTCCATCAATATTGGTAAGTTCTCTTATTGTTCCTTCAACAGTTTTTTTCATATTTTTTTTAACCATCACAATATCCATAGGATTCCATCTATCTTTGACAGAAACTCCACAATCTTTTTTAGCAATACTTTCAATATAAGGCATTATTCCCGAATCTCTAGAATACTCATACCCTTTACTCGATCCTAAAAATTTTTTTAATGCTGTTACTTGTTTTCTATATGTTTCTTTCCATTCAGCATTATACCCATCATAAACTTTTAGCATAACTGCATCTGACGGTTCCTTTCCAGTTTCAATAACAGATTCAAAAAAAATTCTTGAACCATTTTCTTGCTTAGCAGTTTCTGTAGCACTAGTAGCCATCAGTTGTCAGATACCTTTTCAAGTATTTAGAATGGAGATAATCGGACTCGAACCGATGACATCTTGCTTGCAAAGCAAGTGCTACTACCAACTGAGCTATATCCCCGTTGAAGACATTATAAAACCCCTCAACTTAAAAATCAAGGGGTTGGAGCAACCTTCCGTGGTTATTTATCAGCGGACGTTAGCGGCATACCACTTCTCAAAGTCCTCTCTACGCTTATCTCCTCTTGGAGGCATAGGAGTTTTTTCTCCACGAACAGGAGCATACTTTTTACTCTGCTCTCTTTCATACTTCTCAGGATTTTCTCTTGCTGCTTGTGCTTCACCCAAAACAATAGAAATCGCTTCTTCATCAATTACATTTGCCATCATCCACTCTGCATCTTCCAGAGTTTCTGCAAATCCTTCTGCTTGAAGGAACTCAAGAACTACATCAAAGACGCTTACTTCTTCGTGAGCCATTCCAACAATGATTTTATTATTTTTAGTCAATTTATCCATATATTTCACGTCTCTTTCCATCTTGTCAGCATTCGCTTTACCTGCAGATGCTGATAGACGATTTTTTACACCCGATCTTCTTTCAGATGCTGCTGCTTTTCTCATTTCAGTGTCGTGACGAGAAGCACCTTTTACTGCTTCTTCAATTTCTTCTTGAGGAGCATAAACTTCAGAATATGCTTCCATTAAACCACGTAGTTCTTTGGGATCCATTTTTACAAATACTTTTTAGTTATTTATAAAAAAAGACCCTATAAGGGTCAAGATCCAAGAACAGAACCAAGATTATCGTCAATACTTTGAATGACTGAACGAATATCAGCAATACGAGGAGGAACACTTACTTCATCATAAGTGTATCCTCGTTGTGCTTCAAAAAGAACTTGACGAACTGCTGCTGCACTACGAGTATCCATTTTAACTGTTACTTGTTTTTCTTTTGTCATAGGTCTCCCTCCACACG